AAAAACCACACATTTCATTACATTTCTTGTAGAAGTCGTTAGTGGCACTTGAGTTATTGCTGTAGTTGTTAAAGTTGCTGTATCAATGTCTGCTCGTGCATCAATAGCCACAGCACCAAATGCAACACTATCAGTTGAATCCAAGTTTTGATTTGGAATGTTTAGGTATGTTGACGCATCAACAGTTGTTTGCCATCTGTCAGAAGTTTCATTCCATTTAATTTGCGGATCAGCAAGACCTGGTCTCTTAACTGTGATAAAACAGTCTGCGGCAGCACCATCTTCATTGTTAAAGTAAATGTCATTGCCGTTTGTGGCAAGAGTTGTCCCAGCAACCACTTGACCACTACCAAATACATCATTACTGAATGTCCAAAAACCTGTGCTTTCAATCCATGTCAATGTGGCATCAGCACCACTGCTACCACGATTTGCGGCAATAACAGAATTAGCACCTGCACCTGCATTGTTGGCATCCAAAGTCAATGTAGTGCCATTCACATTTAAGTCAGCGTTGATTATAGTTGAGCCAGTTGCGGCACCAATAGCAACAGCAGTGGCTGCTCCACCAATGTTTAATGTTGTGGCTGTGGCATTGAATATAGTAGCAGTAGTGGCTGTGGTTGTAATATCTCCACCATTGACTGCTAAATCCCCTGATACAGTTAAAGCATCTGCAACCAAATCATTGTTGATTGTAGTTGTGCCGGTATTAGCACCAATGCTGACTGTGGTAGCCGCACCAGCAATATTAACTGTTGTGGCTGTAGTATTGAATAATGTGCCTGTAGTTGATGTAGTAGTAACATCACCGCCATTCACAGCAATATCACCTGTCACTTTAATTGGTTGGTTAAATTCCCAACCATCTGTGGCATTGTTCCAAGTGATGGTTTTATCTGTAGCACCCAACAATGTGATACCGCCTCCTGAGGCAGTTACATCTGTGGGTATTGCTACATCACCAATAGTGATATTCTTGTCTTCAACCAAAAGAGTTTGACTGTTGATTGTGGTTGTTGTGCCATTCACAGTTAAGTTGCCGGGAATAGTAACTGTGCCTGCGCCATTACCAATGCTCATTGTAGTGGCCGCACCACCAATGTTTACTGTGGTTGCTGTTGTATTGAATACTGTTGCTGTGCCAGCTGTGGTTGTTAAGTCACCACCATTGACAGCCAAGTCTCCAGTTATGGTTCCTAAACCACCAACAAAGATATCCTGAGCCACACTCACACCACCATCCGTTTGAATACTACCATTAGTTGTGTTTGTAGCATTACGTGTGTCATCAGTACTGATAACGTTGGCTACCTTCAAGTTATGCTGTATGGTTGTGGTGCCTGTTGCCGCACCAATATTGATTGTGGTTGCCGCTTCAAACGCATCTACAGTTGTGGCATTTGCATTGAATATTGTTGCTGTGGAGGCTGTTGTTGTGATGTCACCGCCATTGACAGCCAAGTCACCTGGAACTGTTAATGAGCCACCCAGTGCCAGTGTGTTGTTGATTGTAGTGGTGCCTGTTGCGGCACCAATACTGATACTTGTTCCTGCGTTGGCAATATTCACTGTTGTTGCGTTTGTATTGAATAAAGTTGCTGTGCCACTGGTGGTTGTTAAATCACCTCCCACAACTTGTACATCACCACTGAACTTACCATTACCAATGACATCTAAAGCCTCACTTGGACTGGCTTGATTGATACCTACATAATTCAGCGCAGAGCTTAAGAATAATAAACCACTGTCAAAATCTAGAGTGTTTGGGATAGCAACTGTGCTGGCATTGATGGTGACTGTGTCGCCTGATGCATTGCCTAATGTTGTATTACCATCTACAAATAAGTTGCTTGTGGTGCGGATTGAACCAGTAACATCTAATTTGTAGGCAGGCGTGTCAGTGCCCATGCCTACGAAGCCGGTTGATGTATCAACATACAAGTGATTACCAGCATTGATTCTGAAGTCGTTGGGAGCATTAATTAATTTTGAAGTGAATGTAACTTCATCAGTAATACTATCACCTAATGTGGTATTACCAAAAACATCTAAAGTGCCGGGCACAACAACATCACTGACATTGCGCCATAATTGGTCATCATTATCATATTGTAAGTGTTGATAATTTGCAAGTGCAACACCACCAGTGCCAGCAATTTGCACATCAAATAAATCATTCAGGTTAATTTGAGCGGCAGGCACACCACCTACTGTAAGGCCGTCCCCAATCCATAATGGAGGCACATTGAGGCCTACGGGAGCACCTGAACTAAATGTTGGAGAGAGAGCAAATTGAATAGGTGCAGCCAGAACACCAGTGATATCAACAGGAGGACCACCATAAGTTAAACTTACCCGAATGTCATTGCTAGTGTCTAATGAAAAATAAACTTGATTTTTTATTAAACCGTTTTGACTGTCATCTAGAAATTTAATTTGTTGCCCACTAACAATAAGGTCGCCACACTCTAGTATGTTATTTGCAGTATCAATTACATCCACTGTCGTAGTGTCCAGTGCATAATCAGTAACGAAAATTATTTCACCATTAGCTGGTGTCATAATTCCACGCTGTGCGTTGGTGCCTCTTCTTAATTGTAATGCCATATCTAAATATCCTTATGTTGGGTCTGATTGCCAAACAAATGTTTCTACATTTGTTGTTGTTGTCACTGTGTTTTCTACCACACTGAGTAATCCTAAATCTAATTGTCCACTACTATTGAAAGTATTATAATATCTTTGTCTTGCGATAGTCTCATAGAATAGACGAACACCTAATAATTTTGGCTCTACACCGAAATCTATTGGAGTCAATGTTCTACTTAATAGCAAACCATTGTTGGGTGTAACAAATGTTTGAAAATCTAATTTAAGTATTCCTTCTTGTGTATTTATAACCTGTGCGCCGCTGCCATTTGGATCTGGTTGATACGGAAATCTACCTTGATCAAAATCAGTATCACCATTGGTACTGTATTCACCAAATCGTTTCTTAATGCCCATACGTGCTTTAACAAACCATCTACGATATGTTGCACTATTGGCTGGCACACTTGTAATTACATCAGTTACTGTTGTTCCATTGGTAAATGTTGGATCGTTGCCTGCTGGCACAATTTTCTTTAAAAACTTAAAATTATCTGCTTCAGGAAAATCAAACAAGTCAGCTGTGCCAGAAATAGTTGTGCTGGTATCTACCACGTAAGTGCCCAGGCCACCTGTGACTGTGTAAGTGCCTGCAGCCTGAACCAATACAGGATCTTCAATTCTAACTGTGTTCATGGCTGCATCAATTTCAATAATGAAACTGCCATTGGGTATTCCTGTTCCTGTCAGTGTATGCCCAACTAAGAGTCCTGTTACATTATTAAAAGTCAGCAGGGTATTTGTAGCACTGATTGGCACACCACCTGATACAAATGTTTTAGGAGCAACGCTACTTGTCAACTGACTCACAATGTAGATATCAGCGGCAGGTGCCGCCAAGTCAATTCTATCACCAGCATTGATATTACCATATGTTGTGGCTGTGACAGTTAATAGGCCTTTGCCCACTGGTGCGCCATTACTGCCTGTGCCGGGAACTATTGAACCTGTGATTGGATGTTGATCCCAGCCTTCTGTGTAGTATAATTCTATTTCATCAAACGGGCCGCCTGTTGAAGGAATAACCACTTGCAATTGAAAGTTTGGAATAGGAGCATCAGCATCCACCACAGCAATAATTACATCAGGTGGAGGTGGTAAGTTTGGACTTGAACCATACACACCAATACCAACATTACTACTGGTTGAAAACTCTGAGATTGCTTCAATAGTGTAAGCATCAGGATTGTATTCTAACGCCTGTATCTGTGCTGTTAAATCACCTGATTCACTTTCTATTTCTTTCACACGCATCACACGGAAATACTTTGGCGCCCATCCATACAGGTCTGTTGTCACAGCAATTATGTCACCTGCTTGTGCTTGTATGCCATAAAAATTACTTGTAAATTCAATAACCAAGTCATCACGACTCTGACGCAGTTCCATTTGCCCCAGTAAGTCTGACTGCATACTGTTGTTACACAAGTCTAGACTCATTCGCAACTGATTGTCTGGTTCGTTGGGATTTCTATCTCCTGCGGCAAGATAATTTCTAAAATATGCCTTTTGATCCTTGTTGTATTTGTTGTAGAATTCTACTTCAACTGAGTTGTACAGGTCTTCTAATCTAGTAGAACTTAGTGTGATACCACTTATGATATTTTCATCATTAAATGCTAAACTGCTACCTGGTAAGGTGTAGAAACTTGTTGATGCTATATTTCCACTTGTTGAGGTTGTATAACGTCCTATCTGTCCAGCAGTCTCTCCACCTGTGGGTGCAAGTTGTGCTGATATGGTGCCAATTAGGGTGCCACTACTATTATAAAGAGCTTGGCCTGCTTCAATACGACCTGCTGTAAATGCTGTCACAGTTAATGTTGAACCTGACCTACTGGCTGTAAAATATTTAGGTGGGCTACTGAAAGGATCACCAGCACTGACAGCCTTCTTGATAACAGGGCTCCACAAGCCTGTGTCAACATTGTAACTCATCCAAGCACCACCATTTTGTAATATGGTGTCTATATTGGTTTTGACTTGATTGTTTGTGTCAATGATACCATTGATGCTATAACGACTGGTCAATTGATTTGTTGTGCCTGCTCCACCTGCTGGATCTAAATTTACGGAGGTATAACTCACATCTTCTTCACAGAAGTTATACCATTCTAATCTGGCGGCTTCATCAATGTAAGTGGAATCGATGCCTGCTCCGTATCGTTCACTGGTCATGTAGTCCAGCCATACATCTGCTGGGTTTACAACATTGTTGGCAACCTGGAATGTGACATTTGGTAATGCTGTAAATCCTTTGTCACCACTGTAGCGTAGTTTAACAATGGCAAATACCAAGCCCTTCATTTCATTGGCAATGGTCCATGATCCATCACCATTGGGGTTGGCTGGACTGCTACCCCAGAAATTGTAGGCGGCTGCTGAGTTGCCTGCGCTTTGTGGAGGATAGATTTGATCAGCCGCTGTGCTACCTCCAGCGTACACACGCAACATCACATACTGATCAGCATCAACAATAAAGTTAGTGTCAATGAAATCTTCTACCTGTGCTTGCCCATTGCCTGAACTAGCACCAGTAGTTGCGGCTTCAAACACACTACCTGGACCATATGCTCTACCTGCTGTGCCAGCAATTGTGTTCCATTGTGCTTGAGTTGTTGTGCCTAGTTTTGTAATAACATAAGTTGTGCCAACTACAAAACTACCTGCTGTGACAATGGCACCATCAACTACTTTTCTACCATCCTTGACAATGTGACTATTGGTTGTGGCATCTAGTGCGGTCAATCTCAAGTCGTTCCAATAAACACTTTCTAATCCGTAAGTGCTGTTGATGTTGTTGTTTGTTTCACCAAGAACAAGGCAGTAATACATGACATCATTAACTTTGTTTTCTAATGAAATCAGTCTAGCATCTGTGACCATACCATTCACAAAGCTTGTGCCATACAGTACAGGTATCTTATTATTAGTAGCAGGTGCCACTTGTATTCTACCACCTTGGCTGCCAGCGGCTGCGTTTGCACCTTTGTTGGCATTGCCATTGATGATACGACTTGTTACAAAAGCCACTCCAGTAGCAACAACAGCTCCTACAATGGTGGCAGTTACTCCTACTAGACCCAGGACTGTGCCTGCTACATAGGCTCCTATCGCGGTAAATGCTGGCATATCAAATATCCTTTAAGTATAATTTCTCTGTCAATCTAAAACCTCTGCGCTCTAGATCATAATCTGTTGTTGTGGTCATTCTAGTTGTAAAATAACCTTGTATCTCTCCGCTATTTAACAACCTGTCACCTGTCTTACAAAACTCCACAAACAATCGACCAGCACCTGTAGTGCCTCTATAGGCCTCACGCACATACCAAACCAATTCACGCAGGCTTTTCTTTTCAGGTATCCATATGTTAGGTTCTTTGACTGCTATCAATAAGCCCACAGGGGCGTCATCTGCGTAGTAAAGCCATGTATAACCGGAATACAACAAGGAGTAAGCAAGTTTTCTAATGTGTTCAGGCTCGACTGCATCTGTGTGCTTGTTATAACTTGTGCTGGTCAAGAACTCCATCAACAAGAGTGTGACTGTGTTCAAATCACTTCTTGTTGCCAACCTAATCACGGCTGTTCCTGCACACTTTCTTGTTGATTGCCACCCATATTCGTGCCACCTACATTACTGGCCGCTGATGCTTTGTATGGTTTACCAAAGTCAAAACTGCTATTGAACAGGGCTTCAACTCTATTCATACTTGGATCAGTTGAACTGTTGCCCAGTTCAGGCCAAACAATTTGATAATCTTCTTGATTGGTTCTGCGTCCACTTACTCGATTTTCCAACACACCCATGATGCTTGACGCAATAATTGTAATGGTGTGATTTACTTCTGGTGTTTGTCCAGTAGTGGTTATATCTTCTTGAACACTATAGTTGCTGATGATACCTGTAAATCTTTTATATACTGCATTGGTAATCACTTCCTGTGTGGCATAATCAAAGAACACACGATAGATGTTTATTTCACCACCTTTGATTTGAGTGTCAATAGTTGCCGCAATGTAGCTTGATGGAATTGCACTCAGTGTCACTTGCACTTCATCATTGGCATTTGAAATATTATTTTGTATGTCACTGACAGTTAAGAAACCTGCTAGGGCTTGGTATGTGTTGCCGTCATAGACCACTTCTTTATAACAATTACTAACGTAATATGTTGTAGCATCCAAGGTCAAACTAATTAGGACTCCATATTCAATCCTGCGTTCTGTATCAACTTCTGGAATAATTGTGCTCATAGTATTTCCTCAATCAATTCAAAGTCACCTGTGAACTCAACAAACTGTCCAGGCAAGAATCTAATCTGTGGCAACTTGGTCACAACCACATTAAACACTGCGGCTCTCTGACCAACTAGGACTGCTGTGCCACTGGAGAATGTTTGTAGTTTACCGCGATGTGTGACCACCGTTGCTGTAGCACTGGCTGACACTTGTACATCTGCTGTGACAATGTAGGGATAACTTCCACCACTGATTCTCAAATAATCACCTGCTTTGAAAATATAAGTGCCCACTGTAGGTGAACCTGATTTGGTCAAGGTCAAACTTGTGCCTGTCATTGATGTTGCTGTGTAACTGTCTAGCGTTCCATCTCCTGCACTATCCAAGCCACCTTGGTAAGCGGTTAGCCATGCCATGCCTGTGGCAGAGATAACTCCTGTTGACGTATTATGATCTGTTAATTCTATAACTTGTGTGCTGAATTTGTCAGCGTTGAAAATAGGTTCAAACACACTTCTGTATTCAGCGGCTGTCCAAATAGGTTTAGGTGAAACTGTAAATCTAAATGGGTTTGCCCAATTGCGACTGGCAACACTTAGCCTACCACTGCGACTTACATTCTGTGCCACCAACTTGCTACGATTGATTTCAATGTTGGTTGCTGAATTTATGATATCTTGTAATGCCATTATCTACGGCTCCTTATTGGCATACTACGACGCCCTTGTTCTGCTACGTTATGTAAAAATTCTGGATCTCTTGCCAGCAATGATTTAAAACTTTGTGCATCCACAGCCTGAATTGAATACGTAACGGCTGTGTTGTTGACTGTGCCACCCATGCCTGCACCATTAGGAATAATAGTTCCTGCACTACGAGGCAAAAATAATTCAGGGCCACGTTCCCCTACAACACTTAGTTGTCCTGCTGGAACATTACCACCATTTGCATATCCAGGTAGGCCCATTACTGCGGCACCTGCCATTGTTCCGCCGCCAAATAAACTGCCAAAGAATCCACCTGCTGAACCTAACAAAGAGGTCAGCAATTTATTGCTCTGTGCTCTTACTGCTTCTGCTATCAAACTGTTGAACAAGTCTTTGAAACTCAACTTGCCAGTCTGTACAAACTTAACCATGCTGTCTTCAAAGCCACGACTTAAGGTAGAGAAGGCTGCACCTGCTCTTGCAAAGCTGTTGTTGCCATTTTCAACATACTGACGATATGCTTTGCTCCAACCTAGACCAAAGTCTTCTTGCTGTTTGGCAGTGGCTTCTTGATTGGCAATGGTATCTGTTTTGCGCTGTGCAATTAGATCATTAACTTCTTTTTCTTTGGCCAAGCGTTCTGCGTATGGTAAATCTTTGATGTTGGCAATTTGCTTTAGTAGAGCCAGGCGTTGTTGCTCAATATCAAATAGGGCTTGAGCATTTGCTCTTTCAGTATCTGTCATTGTGGCTGAATCCAAGGCCAACTTGGCCTTGATGGCCATTCTCT